GAGGAAGTTTATTCAAAAGGAGAACGTGGATACCCCGTTTTCACGGCAACTCTTAAAGATGAAGCTGTCTTGCAAATGCGTGATGGAAAGCCTAACCCGAAAGTTCGTGTTTTTTATGCGAGTACAATGGCGTTTTCCATTTTCATCAGAAAATACTTCATGCCCATCTTGAGATTTATGCAGATGCATCCACTTCTCACAGAGATGGCTGTTGGGATCAATTGCATGGGACCTGAATGGCAAGAATTAATGGATCATATCCGAGCCTATTCGGGCAAAGATGATCGAGGAATTGGTCTCGATTGGTCCAAATATGACTTGCGCCAACATCCTTCCATTTTGATGGCATCATACTGGATATTTTTAAGAATTGCAGAGGTGGCAGGATACTCGGAGAAGGATTTGCGAATTATGCGCTCAGCCTTTTCTGATATTGTCCAGCCCATAATCTGTTGGAATGGAACTTTATTGTCAGTGATGAATATAACCATTTCTGGATTGCCTTTTACGGTGATAGGAAATGGTAACATTAACAATATCCAACGGAGAAATGCGTTCTACGATGCTGTTGATAATTGGAAAATTCGCTTTCGTGATGTTTGTCGAGGATCAGTTGTGGGCGATGATAATGCTGGAACAGTGAAGAAGCGATGGAGAAAGATTTATAATTTCATTGCACTTCGAGACTATTTCGCACGATATGGTTTAGTCATCACCCCTGCAGACAAATATGGAACCCATCAACCGGATTGGGGTTGGGAAGAAATTGATTTTCTCAAAAGGAAGAGCAATTACATACCCGAGCTTGATACCGAGTTAGGAAAATTGGATGAGGATTCCATCTTCAAAAGTCTTCATAACTGTATGAGACCTAGACCTCTTCAGATCAATGGTGAACTCGTACCTCAAACAATGGATGATATTTCTATCAATGCTATTCGCACAGCTCTTCACGAGTTTTTTGCACATGGCAAGGAGAAATTTAATTTGAGGCGCTCACAGTTTATCAAGATTTGTAATGAGTGTAATTTATGGGACTCATCACTTGATTCTGACTTTGAAGATCGCGTTCGCGATTGGAAGGAAAAATATGAGTAACAACCTTTCCGTGTTGTCGGCCCG